CGCAAAAAAAACCGTGTATCTCGGTTTTGGTTTTGAAGTTTCGAAATCTGTTTTATCTTTGTGAAACAAACATTGAAACATTATGAGTAATAAAAAACGCAAACTATTAGTATTTACAGGGGTTCAATGGCTATTATTAACCTCGTTTTTTGTTTTAACATTCTTTCAAATAACGGGTGGTTTATCGTTCAATTTACTGATGGTCCAATTATTGATTTTGGTCGTATGCTGGAAAGTTTACCAAGTTCGATTTGATTTTTACGCTAGAACTTCAATAAATGAACTGAATGAGAAAATGCATAAGATGGGACGCACTGAAAGACGTAAATTTTTACGTTCACAAGGTGTATTGAAAGCGATTGAAAGCAAAAGAAAGTACTAGTCATGAGTGAAAAACGATATGTTGGTTTGGCTGAATTCGCTAGACTTATTGGCGTTAACAAAAATGGCAGTCAATACGTTCGGCAATTAGTAGTTCGAGGACATATTGTGCGTGAAAAAGATGGAACCATTGACACGCATAAGGGAAAAAATTCAGCATATTTACTGAGCAGAAAAAATAAAATAGTTTCTGAGCCTGAAAAATCAGTCAACGTAAAAGATCCTGAACCAAGCGGATTGAAACTGGAATTCAACGCTGATGGATCCATTGATGTTACAAAATTGGTTGCCTATACACTCAACGATTTGAAAACGATAGAGGACATTAGGTTAAAGCAAGCTAATGTAAGGTTAAAGGAATTAGAGGAATCAAAACTCAGAGGTAAATTCATGGATGCAGATGATGCAGCAAATGCGTTATTGTTGTTTGCTCAAACATTTATGCGTTCAATTTCTGACAGTATGAATGCATGGGTATTAGATGTTGTTCACAGGAATAAATTACCGAAAGCTGAACTAGCTAAATTAACTGGAGAATATCGAAGCCTGATAAATAATTCATACGATGAGGCTATTGCATCAGCAGAAGAAAAAATGGAGCAGTCAAAATCAAAAACATCGATCAATGAGCATATTCAGCAAACTGAAACAGACGAAGATTAAATTATCTGAGCTGTATCCATCCCAATGGGTTGAGGAAAATCGGAAAATGACTAAGGAAGTTTCACCGATTGCGGGTAAATTCAGCTACGATAATTCACCATACGTTAAAGGGATTGTTGATTGTTTGGATCAGCGAGTTCCAGGAAACGTTTTTGCAGTAATGAAAGGTGCGCAGATTGGTATGAGTACTGGATTAATGGAGGGTGGAATCGGCTGGATTATCGCGAATGATCCGGGTAATATTTTATTTTTGGTTGGTCACTCGGATTTGGTTCCTGATGCAGTTCAGAAAATTGATATCATGATTAATTCCAGTGGTTTGCGTAACTTGATTGAATCGAATTCGAAACGAAATCGAAATACGAAATCGGGTGATACGGATCACAGTAAGGAATTCCCGATGGGTAAATTAAAAATCGGTGTTGCGAATCACAAGATGTTGCGAAATTTCTCCGTTCGTTATGGGTTTATTGATGATTACGAATCGATGAGGGGTAGCAGTGATGAATCGGGATCAACTGAAAAATTGATTGATCAACGTTTTGCATCGTATTCGAAAAAAAAGAAATTATTTTATATTTCCACACCTGAGCTGGAGGATAAATCGAACATTTATCAGGTTTATTTAAAGGGTGACCAGCGAAAATATCACGTTCCATGTCAGTGTTGTGGTAAAAAAATTATATTAGAATGGGAGATTGAATCTAAAGTGGATGGTACTCGATGTGGAATTGTTTATGATTTAGATGCTGATGGTCGTTTGATATCAGGAAGTGTTAGATATCGTTGTCAGTTATGTAATGGCGAATTTACAGACGCGAATAAACGCGAAATGTTAATTGCAGGCGAATGGATTCCGACAGCGAAACCGAAATTCGATGGTTATGTATCGTTTCACATATCTGCATTGTATGCACCAACGTATATGGACGACTGGGAAAAATACGTGAATGATTATTTAGATGCGTGTCCTCCAGGTGGTGATCGCGATGAGCAGAAATGGAAAACGTTCGTAAATTTGGTGTTAGGTATGCCGTATAAAATGGCACGTGTTGATTTAGATTCTAAGAAATTGATGCAGTCGCAACGAGCGTATAAACCTAGAATGATACCACAATCGATATCTGAAATGGATGGAAATGGTAAAATTGTATTATTAACTATGGGTATTGATATCGGTGGTAATCCGATGGATGCACGTGCAGATTATGAAATTGTTGCATGGAGTGAAAGCGGTGCATCGTATTCGATAGATCATGGAAGTGTTGGTACGTTTCAACCGAAAGAAAAATCATACGTTGATAGATTAAAACAGCCAGCAGATATTAGTAAAAACGATAATATTTGGTTGGATTTAATTGAGTTAATGAATACTCGATTTGAAATAGATAACGAACCAGGGGTTGAATTACCGATAATTAGTGTTGGAGTGGATCATGGACACATGCGTGAATATGTCGAATCGTTTTATGATTATTATCAGTCATTGAATGAGGGGCCGTATTTATTCATGGTTAAAGGTCATACTGGTGGTGAAAAATTACGATTAAATTACGATGCTCCGATATACAGTAATTCTAGGAATTTACCGGGTAAATTGTATATTTTAAAGGTAAATGCGATAAAAGATATATTAGCATCGCACATGCAGTTGATTTGGCGTGATGGTGATGAGAAACAGCCAGCGTGGTATTTAAATTTTCCACAGTCAGAGGATGGTAAATATTCGTATCATAATTTTTTCAGTCATTTTGAAGCTGAGGAAAAAAAGATAGACCATAAAACGATGATGTTTAAATGGGAGAAACGTTCAGGAGCGATTAACCACCAGTTTGACTGTCGTATTTACTCGATGGCTGTTCGTGATATATTGGTTAATGAGATATTTTTTAAACCTGCGAAAATTAATCGTGGTAACTGGTCTGATTTTGTGAGATTGTACAATGGTGAATAATTTTTTTATATATTTGGAGTTCAAATTTATTAACTAAAAATAAAAAAGTATGGCAATTTCAACGGCTGTGGGTTTAGATAGAAGATCCACAATTATTGGCTACGCGTTATCTGCAGGTAATTTTGCGACCAGTACACCGTTTTTGCCTCAATCTATTTTGGTTTTCGGTCAAGCTAACACAAACAAAGTTTCAGGTATTACGCCTAATGAAATTGTTCAGTTATCGACTGTTGCTGAGGTTGGGGATAAATACGGATATGGTTCACCGATGCACCGAGTAATGCGAATTTTAAAACCTAACGGTTCAGATGGTGTTGGTGGTATTCCGATATTTTTCTGCGCTCAAGGTGACAATGCGTTAACAGCGACTGTAAAGGAAATAACGGTTACTGGAAGTGCGACTGCATCGACTGAAATCGAAATTTTAATTGGAGGTCGTTCATTTATTGATGGATCATCGTTAGTTGTTCCAGTTCAGTCAGGTGATACACCTGATGATATTATGGGCGATATTCGTGATGCGATTAATAACTGCGTTAGCTGTGAATATACTGCTGCGTTTACGAGTGGTGTAGATACGAAAATCACATGTACATCGAAATTTAAAGGTTTGAACTCGAATGTTGATTTAACGTTAAGAGTTAAAGACACTGGTGCTGGTGTTACTATTGCAACAGCAACGCCAACGCCTGGTGCTGGTTTTTCTTCGATTACAAATGGATTAAATAATATTGGTGATCGTTGGATGACAATGGTTATTAATACGTATTCGCCTGAATCGACATCTGTATTGGATGAATTAAAAGCGTTTAATGGTAGACCAGGATCTACACCGACTGGACGTTATTCAGGAACTGTTATGAAACCGTTTGTTGCGTTTACTGGTGTTTGTACTCAGGCACAGTTAACAGCTGCGTTATCGTATGGCCCAGCGAATAAGATTGAAGACACGAATAGTTTTGCACCAGCATACGGATCAATGGGATCGTGTTATGAAGCTGCTGCGAATGTTGCGTTGTTGCAGTCTGTAATTGCGAATAATAATCCATCGGATGATGTAATTAACCGTTACATGGTGGACATGCCTGCACCATCGAATGCGACAATGACATTAGCGTTACCGACGTATGATGTTAGGGATTCGAATTTGAAAAAAGGAGTATCAACATGTGTATGGGACGAAAATGCATCGGCGTATCAGATTAAAGATTTGATTACAACGTATGCAGTTGAAACAGAGGTTGAGCCATCATTCCGTTGGGTTCGTGATGTTTATATTGATTTTAATTTGAAATATAAATATTATTTGATGAACGTTAATCAGGTTATTGGTAAAATAATTATTCCTGATAATGCAGCAGTTCCATCGGGTAATGCTGGTAATTTTATTTCTCCGAAAGTTTTCAAATCATTGGTATTGAATTTAATTGATGAATTCATCAACGATGGTATGATTACAGATCGTGATTTTAGTAAGAACAGTTTGCAGGTTGAGATTGATTCAACGAATCCAAATCGTTTTAATTGTATTTTCGATTATAAACGTACTGGAATCGCTCGAATTACATCAACGAATGTGCGTGCTGGTCATTTTTTTGGTTAATATTTAAACAGTAAGTTATGACAATAGCAGGGGATATTAAGAGTATCACAGTAACAAATCCACTCGTTGGAACGCATGAGTTTTATGCGATGGGTGCTGAGTCAGGTTCGATGTCGTTGGGTGGTAACATCGTTCAGTCAGATGAAAACGGTATTGCTGGAGGTGGTCAGGAGCCAGTTTATTCACGTCAAAGTCAGCGAGCATATTTCGAAGTGCCATGTGCGTGTGATACTGCAATGCGTGATGATTTGACGATGTATCGTAATTTTCAGGAATCACAACAGGAATCAACGGCAACGATTACGTTAAATAACGGAACGGTGTTTAAATTCACTGGAATGTTGGTTGGAACTGGTGAAATGGACACAATGGCTGGAACGTTTACGTTCAGAATTGAGGGAAGAGGAGAAAAAATAGGATAATAATTATTTTATATTGTAAAATGTATTATATTTGTTACCAGTAGTTTTCTGCTCATAATATCAGTTTTGAAAAATCGCATCTGTTTTTATAATGGGTGCGATTTTTTTATTTATATTTGACGTAAATTAAAAATTTATTTATGAGTAAAAAATTAGTAATTACAGACGAAATGGCGATTAATGATTTATCGCGTTTTTTGAGTGGAATGGGAATTAGTCAGGACAGAATTGATAAGTTTATTGAAAGTGAACTCATTTCAGCGAATGGTGGTCCTGCTGGATTCATGGAAACCTGCAGATTGACGTTTAATGAAGATGACTGTACGTTAACTCAGAAATTTGATGGAGGTCGTGATTTGGTTTGGAAAGCGAAACGACCGAAATTAGTTGATCTGAATAGAATTAAACCTCAGGGTTATGATAATTTGGATGATGAATCTAAGCAGTTAATTCCAGTATCGTTTTTAACTGGTAAAACATACCGTGAATTGATAGAAAATTATTATCCTGGTGAATTAACCCCAGCAATTATTTTCACTGGTTTTTTTACCAGCATCTAGTAGGTGTTTATCGCTCGCCAGTAGATGCGAGATTATATTCCATTGAGCAGATTTTACAGATGTTATTTTTAACTCATGGCTGGGGTCCGCAACAGACAATGGAATTGTATTTAAGCGATGATATCGATGGTTTATTTTTTTACTTCGATACGATATTAAGGAAAAATAAAATTAAAAAATAGAATGGCAAAGGAACTCATAATACCGTCCAAGTTTACAATTGACGACCAGTTTTCGACTGGTTTCAAGAAAATGACTAGTCAAGCATTGGCAGACGTTGAAAAATTTGGCGGTGGTATGAGTAAGATTAATTCGTTCATAAAGAATAATCAGGAGTCCATTCGTAAGATGGGGCGAAACCTCACTATAACTGGTGGGGTTATTGCTGGTGGTTTAGGTTATGCGACCAGTCAAGCGGTTGATTTTGAAAAATCAATGGCTGGTGTTGCGAAGTATGCAAACGTTGATATTGGATCAAAGGAATTTTTAAAGCTAGGCGACCAAGCGAAAGATTTATCCGAAAATCTTGGATTATTGCCACAAGACACTGCGAATTTAATGCAGAATTTAGCAGGTGGTGGTGTTGCCGTAAAGGATTTAGCGCAGGTTACTGAGATAGCAGGTAAAATGGCTGTTGCGTTTGATATTGCTGGTGATGTTGCTGGTGAATCGTTTGTAAAGACGAAAAACGCATTGAATTTAACGATTGAAGAAACATCAGCCATAATGGATTCGATAAACCAGCTAGGTAACACGTATGCTGCGAATAGCGATCAGATATTAGAATTCATGGCACTTGGTGGTGCTGGTGTTGCCAACAGTTTAAAAGCTGGTGGTGATGCAGTTGCTGCGTTTGGTTCTCGTTTAATTTCCATGGGTGAAACATCGAGTACAGCGGCAACGATTATGCAAGCGTTTACTCGAACTGTAAATAAGAATTCTGATTTATCAAAATTATTTCAGAAAGCTGGTGGAGGTGCTGAGGGTATGTTTGCTGTTATTGAGCATGGTTCGAAATTGACTGGTGAAGCTCAGAAGAAATTTTTCTCGAAGTTTGGTAATTATGGGTTGGCTATTCAGAATTTAGCTAGTAATACGACTGAATTAAGAAACGCCATGGATTTGGCAACGGATGCGACTGGACGTGCTGGATCTGTTCAGGCTGAGTTTGACAACGTAAGTAATACGAATGCAGCGAGATTACAGAAATTGAAAATCCAGTTTAGTAACATGGCGATTACTGTTGGAGAAGCGTTGTTGCCAGTAGTTACAGATTTAGCGAATACCGTTTCACCGATGATTGCATCGTTTTCACAGTGGATAAAAGAAAATAAATCACTGGTATCATCGTTAGTTAAAATTACTGCAACGGTTGGTGGTTTAATGTTGGCAGTAGGTCCGTTATTATATATGGTTGGAAGTATTCACCGTATAATGGATTCAGCGAAAAAGGCGATTGATATTACATCGATTGCGATGAAAGGATTTGGTAAAGCGTCCACGTTTGCAATGGGTCCAGTTGGATTATTAATTGCTGCGGTTGCAGGTGGTATTGCTGTTTATAATGGTTTTTCATCGGTAACGAAAAAAGCAGCAACGAATCAGGAATTATTTTCATCGGTTGCGAAAAGAGCGAGTGAGAATTCGTTACAGAATCGTGTTGAAGCGAAGTTGTTATTTAATCAGTTAAAGGAAAATAAAGCTGGAACTGATGAATATAAAAACGCATTGCAGGGGTTGGATTCGATAATGCCTGGAATCACTCAGAAATACCTTGATAAAAACGGAGTTGTTAAAGATGCGATTGCGTTGGAGCGTGAATACATGGGGACGTTAAAGGAACGTGCCATGGAAGAAGCTCGAATGGAAATAATGAAAGAGAAATACGCTGAATCACTAAGACGTAAAGAGGAGGGGCCAGGATTTTGGGATGTCGCTCTAGCGATGGTTAAAAATCCGTTCTCTAGTCCGTTGTCTCAGTTGGGTGCTATGAGTATTGCAGAAGATTCGTATAAGAATGTTTTTCGTGATTCTAAGCGATTGGAGGATGAAGCTGATAGACTGTCGATGTTGAGTTTTGGAGGTGAAAAGCCTAGTAAAAATTTAAGTGATTCACAGATTCAGCAGGTCGGTGTTAATAATAAGTCTGAGGTTGTATTAAAGATTGATAACGGTGGAAATACTCAGGTAGTTGATTTATCGGGTGGTCAATCGTTTGGTATGACTGTTGTTCCTGCATCTAGTAGCACAATGAAATAATTATGATAAAGGATTTTAGATATAATGATTTTGATTTAGTACGTTCGTTAACTGTTGGAGTTGATGAAGTTGAATCAGTTATTAATATGCCGTTTTTGGCGATGTTCGGTGGTAACGTTGAGCAGTCGCAACCAGTGTTTAGGAATGCAGGTGAGATATTAAATTCGTGGTGGGGAAATTCGTATGGAGTAAATGAGAACAGCGAAACAGAGCGTTATTTACGCACGATGGTTTTATCGACTGGAACGCCTGACAAATTGAAACGAATTATTGAGCGTGATTTATCGTTTTTAAGCGATTATTTGGATATAAACGTTGAAGTAACGATACCGATGGTTAACCGTGTTCACATTGGAATAATTTTAAGTGATAAAAAAACTGGGAAAACGGTTGAAAGTAATTATATTTGGAATTCATTATTGAATGATTTTGATGTTCAGGATAACGATGTTGAACTGGCATCAGGTTTGGAGTATGTTTTAGAATTTAGTTTGTAAGTTATGGCGAAAATAACATTTGAAGATAAGGTAAATGTAACATCAAATCCGTTACCACGTAAAAATAAAGTGGTTGCAGAAGATATGAATGAGATTAAAAATTCGGTGAATGAGTTGTATTCGGTAATTGAGTATAATTTAGACCCGAACGGTGTTATTGGTTCGCATGATTTTCAGATTGGTGGTAATGATTTAAAATTGAAATCGATTACAGCTGAAACGACTGCGTGTAGTTTGGAGGTGTCAGGAGTTCCGTTGTCGATTGATGATACAGTTCCTGCATGGAGTGTTATCACGGCTGTGTTTACTGCTGATGAGTTATCCGTTGTTAAATTTGAAATCGTATAATTATGAAATCGGTTTATATTAAGTTTGGTGAGGGTTTAGAAGTTGATTTAACCCCCGTTATTAACGGTACAGATAAAACCGTATTTTATAATGACAGCGCTGTATTTGCAGAAACAAACCTGACGTACAAGAATAAAAATGGTTATGATGTACTTA